GGGACGTTTCAAAAGGTCTACCTTTAATTTCGGACCAAAGGGCGAAAATAAGAGGCATAACCTCACCTTTACCGACACCGGGCTCACCATGGAGTACGACACCGAATGGACACACACGCTTTTGACCGTCCGTGAGACGGCGTACTTCCAAAATCACCTCCTTTAAAAGGAGGCCCTTAGTCCTAAAGCGCTCGTAAAGCGCATGGTAGGGATTAATCTTGGTAGCAAGGGCAGTGTGGGTCTGGAGCAGCTGATCTGCTTTGGTAGAAAACTCAAACATATCCATCATACCTTCCACAGGTAGACCTGAATAGATGTGTTTCCTATAAACCATTAACGCATCTATCTCTTGCATAAGACCCGAGATGGGGTCTTGAGCAAAGAGACAGTCGAGCAATGGAATTCCTTGTAGCCAACTCTCGCTGACCTTACAAAATGCTATTACGACATCAAAGACATCGCCAAAAACATCAATAAGAGGTTTACGAGGGCCGACTTTGCCAACCAGTTTGGAAATTAGGACACTTGTATCCTTAGAGTAAAACTTCCAGGAAAGAATACTTAGTATCAACTTCTTAATGGTCGATGAAATTTCACCCGATAGCACGAGCATAATGCCATTTTTAGCATCCATTAGCTTATCGGATAATGCTTCTGTCTCCAACTTCGGTGACAGTGAATCGCGACAGATCTTAATTATCTCGCGCATGGAGAATTTCACTGCAACCCCGAGGACCGAAAGATACTGGGTTATAGCCAGTAACTTCGCCTGTAAATCTCCAGTCCGTGCTAGCTGTAAGGCTAGTATGGATGAAGAAACAAAAATTTGTGCAACGTCAACGTCCTGTAATATGAAGTATTCCCTTAAACTATCGGGTACCAACTTCTCATACAGAGCCGTAATCGCTTCAACTGTGTCGTCAAAAAGACCGTTCTTGACATATTTCAATGGATCGTCCGACCAGGCCTCTGTGAAAAGGTCGTCGGCAATCCTACTCATGCCACCCGTGGCATGATTGGTTCTTCTCTCAAGGTATTCAAACGTAATTTGGGCAGGTCTTTTCTTGAGCACGTTCGGATGAACGTGCTTAGATCTGACGTTGCCCTTCTTCTTCTTCTGATTGTAGAAATCGTAGCAAGATGAATCCATGTCGACTTCGACATATTTAGTATTTCCATACTTGCGACGGTAGTATTGCTGGATAGCCAGCGATTTAAAATTATCACTCTCCATAGTGACGTCTCTGAAACGCTCGAAGTAGATCCCATTGGGACCCACATGCGAACGGGAATTGAAACTCTGCTCCACAACAGAGTTGAAGTCATTTCCAAGACTTCCGGAATCACCCCCATCTTTTCCCTGTTTCGTATCTGATTTACACGCGTACATTTGGCGTATAAGAAGTGAAATGTGAGATGAAAAGAAACTTGAATGAAACATTAAACAGATCATTAAACCTGTGCAGTGGGCTAAACTCAACCAACCCCGCAGGACTGAAACACCATATTTTAAGATGGTAGATGTAACAGTGTAACGGGTCTTCTCTCGAATGTCTAAGACCAAGACGAAAGAGCGCTCATGGAAAACGACGACTATAGGGCCTAAGGGGGGTGGAAATCCCCAAAGGTTATCTAAAACGTGCTCACAACTATAAGCGGGATATGCAGACATGCATACCGTACCTTTAAACGGCTGCAATTAAGGGAATTAAGTAGATAGATTAGGACTACAAAACTGCAATTGGCCTCCCAGCATTACACAAATGATGATCTATTACCGTAACACATCGGTAAAAATTCACACTCATCAGACTAAAAGCCTGATCTTAGAGGTAGTACCTCAGGAGTCCTCAAATAGAGAAACTCGTGGCGACCTGAGGTCGCCGTGATAAAGGG